GTGGCATTTGCGGTGTCAATGTCACTGCCGGAATCTAGGGAAAATAATGAATAATTAACTTGCTATTTCCTCCATTCAGAGTGATATATGTACTACCAAAACAATGAATGGAGGGAATGCAATGAAATTTAAAGCAGTAGCGGAAAACAGAAAAGACATAGTAAAGACAATGGAGAACCTCTTAAATGTAAAAGCCATTTATACGGGACCACCTACCTTTGCATACGAGGTTGGGAAATTCACAGTCGACAGAGACGGATTTGTGGAATGTGAATCCGAGCAGGAAGGAGAATGGATGAGAGACACACTTGCAGAAAAAGGGATGGCAGAAGCCACAAGGGATAAGCTGAACATAGAAATGCCCCTTGATATTTTTACGGCAGAGAATTTGAAGAATCTGATTTTTATGATTCACAGCAAGCAGTACCTCTTGGAAAAAGCGGTGGGCAAAGCACCATTTCAGATTTCTGAGGGATTGGTGGAAAAGTTAGCGGATGCGGAAGTGACCTTGGAGCAGGTGATTTCCCTTTTGGAAGAAGAGAAGCCTTTGGGACTTGAGGTTTTAAACGGAAGGGTTCGGTTTACGGGATTTCCTTTTGCGGAAGATAACGCAAAGGTTTATACGCAGCTTATTTCACAGATGGTTGCGGTGGCAAAAGAGCAGAAGCGGATTAATCCACAGCAGACCATTGAAGAGAACGAAAAATATTATATGCGAAGCTGGCTTGTAAGGCTTGGCTTTGGCGGTAAGGAAGGAAAAGAAGTAAGGCAGGTTTTGCTTGCTAACTTAAAAGGGCATACGGCTTTCAGAACCGAAGCGGATAGAGAAAAATGGAAATCCAAGAATTATGGGGCAAAGAAGGGAGAAGTAGCAGATGAGTAGAATGATTTTTCCTTCAAGGGAAGAAGTGGAAAAAGTGCGGGAGCAATTTCCAAAAGGCTGCCGTGTGGTGCTTGAGCGGATGGATGACGAACAGGCACCGCCCATTGGAACGTTAGGTACAGTTTATGGCGTGGATGACACGGGAAGCATTATGGTTCATTGGGATTCTGGTAGCAGTCTCCATGTGGTTTATGGAGAAGATAGATGCAGAAAGCTGTATGAGGGAGAATGACATGGAGCAGATAACAACCATTTGCTATGGGAAAAAGGATACATGGCAATCGAGGGAAGAGGCACTTGCCTTTTTCCTTCAGGCTATGGCTGGCTCGGAAGGTAGCGAACAGGAAAGATATTCTAACATTTACATCCAGTTATGCCTTGGCATGACGGAGTGTAGTGATGAGATAGAATAACCAATATCCAGTCATATTCTTTGGTACATTTATAGTGTGGATATGACTGGATATATCTCTTTAATAGAGCGAATATGTACCTACCAAAAGAAAAGGAGGACATCGCAATGAGATGGAGAGAGATTACAACAATGGAAAATTTATGGGAGGACGGTTGCGCAGAGCAGGGTGCGGTTTTACAGCACGGAGATAAAGTTTTGGTTTGCGGACTTACCTACAGAGGATTTGAAGCAGCGGTTTACGAGTTTGTGGAAACCCCAGAAGAAACGGGATTCGGCTACATTGAATGCAGGATTCAGCTTTTGGAAAAGAGCGAAAGGATATTTGAGGATGGAGGCCATGCAATGGCATGGTGCTTTAGCAGAATATAAAAACTTTTTAACAGAGGATTCCTTCGGGAGTCCTTTTTTGATGCCATGAAACGGAGGTGGGGACAGTGGCGCAAAGAGGAAGAAAACCCAAGCCTACGGCAATGAAGGTGCTTGAGGGCAATCCGGGCAAAAGAAGCCTTAACACGGCAGAACCGAAGCCGGATAAGAAAGCACCACGTTGTCCGGCATGGCTTGAAGACGAAGCAAAGAAAGAATGGAAGCGTATGTGTAAACAGCTTGAGCAACTCGGTATACTTACGGAAATTGATATGGCTGCCTTTGCCGGATACTGTCAGGCATACGCTCGTTGGAAGGAAGCAGAGGAATTTATTACACAGCATGGAACAATCGTAAAAACTCCGAGTGGATATTGGCAACAGGTACCGCAGGTGTCCATTGCCCAGACCTACCTTAAGATTATGAATAAGTTTTGTGAGCAGTTCGGACTTACCCCTTCTGCCAGAAGCCGAATCGTAACGGATACGGGAGAGGATAAGGAAAGCGATGAAATGGAACTTCTGCTTCTTAAGGGAGGAGGAAAATAATGTTTGATGTGACAAAGGCAGACCATGCAGTAAATTTTATCAACTGTCTGAAGCACACCAAGGGTAAGTGGAGGGGAGTTCCTTTTCAACTGCTCGGATGGCAGGATGAAATTATCCGGACCCTTTTCGGAACGGTTAAGGAAAACGGATACCGTCAATACAATACCTGCTATTGTGAAATTCCAAAGAAGAATGGCAAGTCGGAACTGGCGGCAGCCATTGCGTTATATATGACCTGCGGTGACGGGGAGTGGGGAGCAGAAGTGTACGGTTGTGCTTCTGACCGCCAACAGGCATCCATTGTATTTGATGTGGCAGTGGATATGGTAGACCAATGTCCGGCACTGAAGAAAAGGATAAAACCTATCATGTCCGTGAAACGTTTGGTATATAAGCCGACCAACAGTTTCTATCAGGTGCTTTCGGCAGAAGCGTATACCAAGCATGGATTAAATGTCCATGCGGTTATTTTTGATGAATTACACGCCCAACCGAACCGAGAGTTATTCGATGTTATGACCAAGGGTTCCGGTGATGCAAGAACCCAGCCTTTGTATTTCCTCATTACCACAGCAGGGAATGACAGAAATTCCATCTGCTTTGAACAACATCAGAAAGCGGTGGATATTTTGGAGGGTAGGAAAATTGACCCTACTTTTTATCCGGTTATTTACGGTGCTGCCGATGAGGATGACTGGACCAGTGAAGCCACTTGGTATAAAGCCAATCCATCCCTTGGAGAAACCATAGATATTGAAAAGGTACGAAATGCTTATATCAGTGCAAGGGAAAATGCTGCAGAAGAAAATATCTTCCGTCAGCTTCGCTTGAATCAGTGGGTTAAGCAGTCCACCCGTTGGATGCAGATGGATAAATGGGATGCTTGTGCATTTCCGATTGATGAGGAGGAACTTATCGGAAGGGACTGCTATGGCGGTCTTGACCTTTCAAGCACATCGGATATTACCGCCTTTGTGCTTGTATTCCCACCGAGGAATGATAATGAAAAATATATCATTCTTCCTTACTGTTGGATACCGGAAGATAACATGAAGCTTCGAGTCAGACGTGATCATGTGCCGTATGACGTGTGGGCAGCAGAAGGGTGCTTGGAAACTACGGAGGGAAATGTTATTCATTATGGGTTTATAGAAAAGTTCATCGAGAAGTTGGGAGAGAAATTCCATATCAAAGAAATCGCATTTGACCGTTGGGGAGCAACGCAAATGGTTCAGGATTTGGAAGGTATGGGATTTACAGTAGTGCCATTCGGACAGGGATATAAGGATATGAGTCCCCCTACGAAGGAACTTATGAAATTAACCTTGGAGGAGCGTATCGCACATGGCGGTCACAAGGTGCTTCGATGGATGATGGATAACGTATTTGTCAGACAGGACCCGGCAGGAAACATTAAGATGGATAAGGAGAAGTCCACTGAGAAAATCGATGCTGCCGTAGCAACGGTCATGGCACTTGACAGAGCCATCCGAAATCAGGGTAGTGACGGCAGTGTTTACGATGACAGAGGCATCTTGGTTTTTTAGTGCAACCACGTTTAACCGGGGTGCGTCAAACATTACTTCCAACCGTGCATTGTCAGCAGCTTTCGGCAATTTTGCACTGCTAAATACATCCACGCATTTGTGTGCTATACTGACCTCATCTTAAGAAAAGGAGGTCATTTTTTATGGCAGAATATGTAACAATTTCAGAGGTGTTGGAAGTGGCATCACAGGCAGCAGGGTGCAGATATCAGTTAATAGACGGAAAGAAAATCATGTTTGAAAGCAGGTTGGAAAATAAGGAGAGGATTGCTTTGTGTACACCACAGTCCAAGTTGCATCCGCAGGGGTTTTATTGGACGGACATTACTTCAGTTCAATATGAACTGCTTGATTCCTACGATAACGCAATGGTTATCTTCCGATTAGAGGGCAGAATGCTTACCATGGTTAATTGGGAAGAATTAAGACCTTATCTTACACCGGAGTGTATGCGAAGTAACGCAAAGGAAGGGAATCATTGGAAACTGAATATTTACACCGACCGCATTAAAGTAGGTCGTAACGATAATGAGTTAATGGTAAAGGCAATTCGATATACAGGGAAATAAGAAATCAGCACTTCTTCGGAGGTGTTTTTTTCATGCCCGGAATGGAGGTTTTATGCTGACACTTAGTTTAATAGGCTTCCTTCTTATACGGGAAGCAATCAATCAGACATTGGAGGGATAGCAGATGGGAATCAGAGAATTTTTAGGTCTCAAACAGGCGAGGGATAAGCCTGTAAACACGGTGGGGAGTGGTTATTCTTTTATGTTTGGAAGAACCACAAGCGGTAAACCCGTGAATGAACGTACCGCCATGCAGACAACGGCAGTTTATTCCTGTGTGAGAATCTTGGCAGAAACGTTGGCTTCCCTGCCACTTCATGTATATGCCTACAAAGAGGATGGGGGGAAGGAACTTGTGCATGACCATCCGCTATATGCTCTGCTCCATGATGAGCCGAACCCGGAGATGACTTCATTTGTGTTCAGGGAAACGCTGATGAGTCATCTATTAATTTGGGGAAATGCTTATGCACAGATTGTCAGGGACGGAGCAGGAAGAGTGGTAGGCTTGTATCCCCTGCTTCCAAACATGATGGATGTTGACCGGGATGCAAAAGGCAATCTCGTATACACCTATTCAAGACAGAGTGACGAGAATCCGAATTTCAAAACCATGGGAGATATTACATTCCGCAGTGACGAGGTGCTTCATATTCCGGGACTTGGTTTTGATGGTCTTATCGGGTACTCGCCCGTTGCAATGGCAAAGAACGCGGTGGGTATGACACTTGCCTGTGAAGAGTACGGTGCCAGCTTCTTTGCCAACGGTGCGAATCCCGGCGGTGTGCTTGAACATCCCGGTGTCCTAAAAGACCCGTCCAAGGTAAGGGAATCTTGGAACTCCGTATACAAAGGAGTTACCAATGCCCATAAGGTGGCAGTGCTTGAGGAAGGCATGAAATACCATCAGATTGGAATACCACCGGAAGAAGCACAGTTTTTGGAAACGAGGAAGTTCCAAATCAATGAGATTGCGAGACTGTATCGGATACCGCCACACATGGTGGGGGATTTGGAGAAGAGCAGTTTCAGTAATATAGAGCAGCAGTCTTTGGAGTTTGTGAAATACACACTGGACCCTTGGGTAATAAGGTGGGAACAGGCTCTTCAGAAGGCACTCTTTTTGCCGGGAGAGAAAGGCAAATATTTTATTAAGTTTAATGTGGATGGATTGCTCCGTGGAGATTATGAGTCCCGTATGAACGGCTATGCAACCGGAAGACAGAATGGTTGGTTTTCCACCAATGATATCAGGGAGATGGAGAATTTGAATCCTATCTCTGATGAAGAGGGCGGTAACCTCTATCTGATTAATGGTGCAATGTGCAAATTAGCGGATGCAGGAGTATTTGCCGATAAGGTGCCAGAACAACCAGAGGAGCAAACAAAGCAGGAAAACAGAAAGCGAGGTAAACGATGAAACGCAAGTTTTGGAATTGGGTTAAGAATGAGGGAGGCCTTGGTCGAACCCTCTTTTTAAATGGCGAGATTTCGGATGAAACTTGGTACGGGGATGAAGTAACTCCTAAGTTGTTTAAGGACGAACTGAACTCCGGGGAAGGAGACATCACGGTATGGATTAACTCGCCCGGTGGAGATGTGTTCGCGGCAGCACAAATCTACAATATGCTCCGTGATTATAAGGGAAGCGTAACTGTCAAGATTGATGGTCTGGCTGCTTCGGCAGCATCCGTGATTGCGGTGGCAGGAGATACGGTTTTAATGTCTCCAGTAGCAATGATGATGATTCACAATCCGGCTACTCTTGCCATTGGCAATGCCAAGGAGATGGAAAAGGCAATCGGAATGTTAAATGAAGTAAAAGAAAGCATCTTAAATGCCTACGAGGATAAAACCGGACTTAAGAGAAGTAAGTTATCCAAAATGATGGATGACGAGACTTGGTTTAATGCCAAGAAAGCTGTGGAACTTGGATTTGCCGATAAAATCCTTTTTGCGGAAGGAACAGTGGCAAAGAAGGAAGAGGACGAAGAGGACGAAATGGAGCCGGATAAAGGTGAGAAAAAGACCGAGGAAGACGAGGAAAAGAAGCTGACACTAAAGGCGGATTCCGTGATGTTTTCCAGACGTGCCGTACACGATTCGTTCTTATCGAAAGTTACCGGAAATAAGCCGGATAACATGATACCCATTAATCAGTTAGACAAGAGACTGAGTCTCTTAAAACATTAAGGAGGATTTTCACTATGAGTAAAATTTTGGAATTAAAGGAAAAGC